AATTGGAGGTATACCAAACTCCAGCGAAGATATAAAGCAAGCACACGCCGCCGCAATTGAATCTTATATTGAAACATACGTAGGATTATCCGATACTGGATATGGAGATATGTATTTTCAAAGGACGTTAGAAGATTGGGCAAGGTTTAATATAAATAATAGAACTAGTCATGATGCTTCCATTAGTTCAGGGTTAGCATTAATGGCGTGTAATAAACAAAGGTATGCACCGGCTAATAGAATAGAAAGACAACCTATTAATATGGGCATTAAAAAATACAACAACGATGGTAGTACCTCAAAAATTATAATATAAATGAACGTATATACAAATACTAATAGTTCTTTTCCAAGTCAAGTAGTTAGCGACGTAGAAAAAGCATCCGCAGAGTATGGTATTCAAGTAGCTAGGGCCATTGAAAGAGAATGGTTTGATCAGGGGAGAACTAATAATAGGTACCAAACTAATTATAATAACTTCCATCAATTAAGGTTATATACTAGAGGCGAGCAATCAATACAAAAGTACAAAGATGAATTATCAATAAATGGAGATTTATCTTATCTTAATTTAGATTGGAAGCCTGTACCTGTTATATCTAAGTTTGTAGACATCGTTGTAAACGGTATGACACAAAAAGGTTTTGAAATAAAAGCCCGTGCCACAGACCCATTCTCCCTTAAACAAAGAACAGATTATGCCTACAATGCTTTAAGAGATATTAATAACAAAGCTATCTTAGATGAAATAAATGCTGAATTTGGCAAAAACCTTTACTCTTCCGTAGAGCCGGATAAATTACCAGACAACGAACAAGAACTAGATTTGTTTATGCAATTAAGCTATAAGCAAAGTGTTGAAATAGCAAACGAAGAGGTAATTAAAACCGTATTAAATAAAAACAAATACGACGAAATTAAAAAACGAATTGCATACGATTTAACTGTATTAGGTATAAGCTGCGTTAAAACAAGTTTCAATGTATCTAATGGGATAGTTTTAGATTATGTGGATCCTGCTTATTTAGTTTACTCGTATACAGAAGATCCAAATTTTGAAGACATATATTATGTAGGGGAGGCAAAACCTGTTACAATACCCGAATTAAAAAAGCAGTTCCCTAATATAACGGATGACGAGCTAAAAAATATTCAAAACATGCCCGGCAATAATAACTACACCACGGGCTGGGGTAATTATGACGACAATACTGTACAGGTTCTATTTTTTGAATATAAAACATATGCAAATCAAGTATTTAAAATAAAGCAAACTGAAAACGGTTTAGAAAAAACTATACAAAAAGACGACAGTTTTAATCCACCCAAAAATGACAACTTTGATAAAGTTTCTAGGACTATAGAGGTTTTATATACGGGGGCTAAAGTATTAGGTAATAATACCATGCTTGAGTGGAAAATGGCTGAAAATATGACAAGGCCATTTTCTGATACTACTAAAGTTGCAATGAATTATTCTATTACGGCTCCTAGAATGTACAAAGGCAGAATAGAATCTCTAGTAAGTAAGATAACCGGCTTCGCTGATATGATTCAGCTTACACATCTTAAGTTGCAACAAGTTATGTCTAGAATAGTTCCAGATGGAGTGTTCTTAGATATGGACGGATTAGCTGAGGTTGATCTTGGAAATGGCACAAATTATAACCCAGCGGAAGCATTGAATATGTATTTCCAAACCGGTAGTGTTGTAGGTAGGTCATTAACTCAAGACGGAGAAATGAATAGAGGTAAAATACCTATTCAAGAATTAGCAACATCTTCAGGTCAAGCAAAAATAGGTTCCTTAATAAGTACATACAATTATTATTTACAAATGATAAGAGATGTAACTGGATTAAACGAAGCTAGAGATGGCAGTAACCCAGATAAAGATGCTTTATTAGGATTGCAAAAAATGGCTGCTAACGCCTCAAATGTGGCTACACGACACATAAAGGATTCTTTGTTTTATCTAACAGTTAAAACTTGCGAGAACATTAGTATGAAGGTCACGGATGTTTTAGATTTTCCTTTAACTAAAATGTCTTTAATGAATAGCATAAACACTTTTAATACAAATGTATTAGAGGAGGTTGGAAAACTAAGTCTTCACGATTTTGGAATATTTTTAGAAATAGAGCCTGAAGAAGAGGAGAAATCTCAATTAGAGCAAAACGTTCAAATTGCTTTACAAACCGGTATAATTGGATTAGAAGACGCTATAGATATTAGAGAAATTTCAAATTTAAAATTAGCCAATCAATTACTTAAGATTAAACAAAAGAAAAAAGCAGAAGCGGCTGCGGCGGCTCAAATAGCAAATATAAATGCACAAGCTGAGGCTAATACAAAATCAGCAGAATCAGCAGCGCTGTTTGAAGTTCAGAAGCAACAAGCATTAACATCAGAAAAAGTTAGTATTGAGCAAGCCAAATCACAATTTGAAATACAAAGAATGCAGGCTGAGGCTCAAATTAAAAGAGAACTAATGGCTGAAGAATTTAACTACCAAATGCAGCTTGCTCAAATTAGAGCCAATGCGGAAGTGGCTAAAGAAACAGAAACAGAAAATAGAAAAGATAAAAGAGTAAAAATACAAGGTACTCAACAATCAGAGTTAATAGATCAAAGAAAAAATGATTTATTACCTAAAAACTTTGAGTCTCAAGGTAATGACTCACTGGGCGGGTTTAACTTAGAACAATTTTCGCCTAGATAATACCTATTAATTAATTTTATATTATTATATCATGTCAGAAGTAGTACAACAAGAAGGGGACTTCAAAATTAAAAAAAAGAAACCCGCAATGAAGAAACTAGGTAACAATAAAGAAATTACCAAGGTAGATTTAACGCCTAAAAAAGAAGTAGAAGAAATCACCAAGGTGGTAATTGAACAACCAAATGAAATAGTTCAAGAGATTACAAAAGAGGAACCAGCAGCTGCAGAAGAAGTTGTAACGCCAGAAGATGTAGTCGTTATCCAAGAGATAACAGATAAAGAAGAATTAGTTCAATACTTGGTTGATGAAGCAGAGCAAGTTATAGAAGAACAAGCAATAACAGGCAAACCCCTGCCGGAGAACATAGAGAAATTAGTTTCTTTTATGGAAGAGACCGGGGGTTCTGTTGAAGATTATGTTAGGTTGAATGCTGATTATACAAATGTAGACAGCAATACCTTACTTAAAGAATATTATAAAAAAACAAGACCACATTTAGATAACGAAGAAATAGCTTTCTTAATGGAAGATTCTTTTAGTTACGACGACGAGGTCGACGAAGAGCGAGATATAAGAAAAAGAAAACTCGCCTTTAAAGAAGAAGTTGCAAAAGCCAAAGGTTATTTGGAAAATCTAAAGAGTGAATACTACCAGGAAATCAAGTTGAGGCCTGGTGTTACTCAAGAGCAAACCAAAGCTACTGACTTTTTCAACCGATATAACGAAGAGCAAGGCGTAGCCGCCAAACAACACGAGAAGTTTAAAGCTGATACTAGCAAACTTTTTTCCGATGATTTCAAAGGTTTTGATATTTCTGTAGGTGAGAAGAAATTTAGGTATGGCATTCAAAATGTTGAAAAAGTGGCAGAGAGTCAATCGAACATTAACAACCTAATTAAGAAGTTCTTAAATGATAAAGGGGATGTTATAGACACGAAAGGCTATCACAAAGCTATGTATGCTGCTGAAAACATTGACAAAATAGCATCTCACTTTTATGAGCAAGGGAAATCCGACGCCGTAAGAGAAGTTGTTAGTAATTCAAAAAACCCTAGTGATCAAGTAAGGTCTACACCTGAAAGTAATGCTTTTGTTAATGGATTAAAAGTCAAATCAATCAGTAGTCTTGATTCTTCAAAACTTAGAATACAAACAAAAAAATTTAACAATTAAAACATTTAACTATGGCAGCAGTAGCACCCGTTTACGGGTCAATTAAGCCCTCACAGAAGCAACAGGCTCTTGAGAGCAACTATTTAAACTTTGCAGACGGATCAGGAAATGATTTCGCACAACAATACTTACCAGAAATCTATGAGGCTGAAGTAGAGCGTTATGGAAACAGAACTTTATCAGGCTTTTTAAGAATGGTAGGAGCAGAAATGCCAATGACTTCAGATCAGGTTATCTGGTCAGAGCAGAACAGATTACATATTGCTTACAATACTGTATCTAAGGCAACTGCCACAACTTTAACTTTTGCATTAAATGCAACAGTGGGACCAAACTTTGTAGCTAACGTTATCTCTAAGCACCAGACTCTAGTAGTTATGGACGGAGCAACAGGAGCTGAACTTAAGGTTTTTGTTACTAACAGTGTTAATACCTCACCTACTTTGGCTACTATTACAGTTAAGCCTTATACAGTTGCTGATATGACTACATTAAGTGCAACAGCTGGAGCTCTTAAGATCTTTGTTTATGGTTCTGAATACAAAAAAGGAACTACAGATGCGGATATCAAATCTGTAACGCCTTCTTTCACACAATTCAATAACTCTCCAATCATTATAAAAGAGAAGTATGCTATCTCAGGATCAGATACTGCTCAAATTGGTTGGGTTGAAGTTGCTACTGAAGGGGGAACATCTGGATTCTTATGGTATCTAAAAGCTGAATCTGAAACTCGTTTACGTTTTGAGGACTACTTGGAAATGTCAGTTGTTGAAGGAGAACTAGTTTCTGGTACTTCTACACTTGCAGCTGATGGAATCAAAGGAACTGAAGGTTTATTCGCAGCAGTTAAATCAAGAGGTAACGTACTAAACAACTTTAGTGCTGGGGCCGCTGGTTTAGCTGAATTTGATGGAATTCTTAAGAACTTGGATACTCAAGGGGCTATTGAAGAGAACATGTTATTCTTAAACAGAGACACATCTTTAAGATTCGACGATATGCTTGCTAGCATCTCCGCTGGAGCTAATGGTGGAACTGCTTACGGATTATTCGAGAATTCTTCTGAAATGGCATTAAATTTAGGTTTCTCTGGATTCAGAAGAGGTTCTTATGACTTCTACAAGACTGACTGGAAATACTTAAACGACGCTTCTACACGTGGTGGAGTTACTGTATCTGGGATTGATGGTGTTTTAGTTCCTGCTGGAACTTCTACAGTTTACGATCAAGTTTTAGGAACAAATATCCGTAGACCATTCTTACATGTTCGTTACAGAGCTTCTCAAGCTGACGACAGAAGAATGAAATCTTGGATCACTGGTTCTGTAGGTGGAGCTTACACTTCTGATCTTGATGCAATGGAGGTACACTTCCTTTCTGAAAGATGTCTTGTAGTTCAAGCGGCTAACAACTTCGTATTGTTTACTGCATCTGCATAATTTAACTTTATAATTATTACCCCTGTTGTAAAGACGGGGGTAATTTTTATTTTTATTTACTTATTTAATTTTATTATATTATGGCTAAAACAAGCACAGCTTCTGTAAAAGAAGTATTTGAAGAAGAAGTAGTAACTATTGTTGCTGAAAAGAAAGAAAAAACCCCAGCAAAACAGGATTGGGAAATAAAAGATAGAACGTATTATTTAACAGGAGCCCATAGCCCTTTAACATATACGATGGCCGCCAGGCACACTGCTAGATTCCCATTATTATGGTTTAATACAAAAACTGGCGAACAAAAAGAAATTAGGTATGCAACTAATCAAAACTCCCCATTTGTAGATGAGCAAAAAGGGGAATCAACATTAGGGCATATCATATTCCACAATGGAACATTAACAGTCCCAAAAGAAAAGCAAAACTTGCAAAAGTTGTTATCACTATATCACCCAGATGCTAATAAGACATATGCGGAATTTGATGCAGTGGCAGAAGCAACTGATGATTTGGATGACTTAATGTTAGAAGCGGAAGCAACAAACTACGCTATAAACATGGATGTTGACCAAGGAGAAGCTATATTAAGAGTTGAACTTGGATCTGGTGTTTCTGCAATGAGCTCTAAGGCGATTAAAAGAGATCTTATATTGTTTGCCAAGAGAAATCCTTCATTGTTTATGGATTTAGCAAATGATGAGAACGTACAGCTTAGGAATATTGCAATAAAAGCCTCAGAAGATGGCATTATAAAATTATCACAGGACCAAAGAACATTTATGTGGGGTACTAACGATAAAAAACTAATGACAGTTCCTTTTGATGAGAATCCTTACTCTGCTATGGCTGCATATTTCAAGACCGACGAAGGTGTTGAGGTGTTCAAGTCTATAGAGAAAAAAATGAAATAATACGTAATATTAATATAAGGGGTAATTAAGTTTGCCCCTATATTATAATAAAAATTAAAATGGCAATAAACGTAGATAGAGTTTACAAAACGGTTTTGTTGATACTAAACAAAGAGCAGAGAGGTTATGTAACACCTGACGAGTTTAATAAGATAGGCACGCAAGTTCAACTAGAAATATTTGAAAGGTACTTTGAAGACTTAAACCAACAGCTACGTGTACCACAAGTTGATAGCGAATATGCTAACAGACAAAAAAACATAGATAATAATATCTCCATTTTCAAAACAATTGGGGATTCAACATATAATGCTGGCGGCTATTTTATGCCTCCTAGCGATCTTCATAGGATTGGCACTGTTATATACAAGGATGAAATGGAAATTCAAAGAGTTCAAAGAAACGAACTATTGAATATTAATATGTCTCCTTTAACAAAGCCCACTACAACGTATCCTATCTATACTTACGAGGACGGATCTACTACAACTTTGCCTCGTATATATGTATACCCAAAAACTATAACAACCCCTTCTGATGTAACTATTTCTTATATTAGAAAGCCTGCAAATGTTGTATGGGCATACCAGCAATTAGGCGGTGGAACTTGGACATCTGGTCCATATATATACAATTCAGCTACTTCTGTACAATTCGAACTAGACGACACAGAACAAACTACTGTTATAACTAACGTATTACTTTATATGGGTATAATTATAAAGGACCCTCAAATAATCCAAGTGGCTGCTCAACAAGCACAAGCTCAGGAGGTAAATCAAAAAAGTTAATAGATTATGTCTAGACCAAATAACGGTTTAATAACCGAAACAAATAGTCAATACTACGCTGGTTCACAGAGTTTTACAACAGGGGCGGGGCAAGTCGCTTTTGCTTCTACGTTTAACACGGATTTAGTATTTGGCAATTATAACCCTAATACTACTGATTACGGTTTAAACAACTTTGTATTATACTTTAGTAATAATGGTTATCCTGGAACATTTACAGAATATGTATCTGCCTATACAGTTGCCGATAACATAATAACATTGGGGGTTGCATTGGCTACTCAGAGTTATTTGGTTATACAAATGAAAACTCAAGACGGTGGCGTTTATGGAGATCAAAATGCTTATGGTAATACCGTAGAGAATAACTATGGTGGTTATGAATACATAACCTTAAATGATATAATCAATAACTTCTTAGTAGCCTATGTTGGAGCCGGAAAACTAATACAAGATGTCAAAAGGACAGATGTAATGTTCCACGCTAAAAGAGGTTTACAAGAATTTAGCTATGATACTCTTAAAAGTATTAAAGCGGCAGAGTTAACAATTCCCCCTAGTTTAAGTTTGCCATTGCCACAAGACTATGTTAACTATGTTAAAGTTTCATGGATTGACAACTTGGGCGTTAAACACCAAATATTACCTACGCAGTTAACTAGTAGTCCGAGCACGGCTCCTTTGCAAGATGGTAGCGGATTGCCTATACAAAGTAATCAAGAAGAGAATTTAGAGGGTACTTCACAAACCGAAGTACGCTGGGCGGTTGCTGATACTAAAAGAATAAATAATATTGCATCACTAGAGGATTACAATAATGGTTTAGATGGTGATGGGTATTGGTTTAATAACGGCAACTTCTATGGCAGGGCTTACGGATTAGATCCAGTTAACTCAAATATAAATGGCACCTTCACCCTTAATAACAGGGAAGGTAAAATATCTTTTTCCAGTGATTTGGTAGGGGCATTAATCATATTTGAATACCTATCTGATGGGTTAGCATATGAAGCAGACACCAAAGTCCCTAAGATGGCGGAAGAAGCTATGTATCTCCATTTGGTACATAGTATAATCGCTACAAGAGCTAATCAGCCAGAGTATATTATAAATAGATTTAAACGGGAAAAGTCCGCTGCACTTAGGAATGCTAAAATAAGATTATCAAATATTAAGCTTAGTGAAGTAATACAGGTAATGAGAGGTAAATCTAAGTGGATTAAACACTAATTAAATGGCTGAAATTAAAAACAACTTTATAAAATCCAAGATGAACAAGGACCTGGACGACAGACTTGTTCCTACTGGAGAGTATAGAAATGCTCAGAATGTATCTATAAGCCGCTCAGAGGGTTCTGATGTGGGTGCATTGGAAAACATATTAGGTAATTCTATCATACAATCTACTGTATTAAACATACCAAATATAGATGTTATAGGCTTTTTGGCTGATAATGCTACTAATAGTATATATTTATTTTTAACCGATTATACAGACGCCTCGGTAAATGGAACTTTTGCCCCGGTTAATACTAACTGTATTATATCCAGGTATGATACAGCCACTGGGGACTATAATATACTAGTTGAAGGTAGGTTTCTAAACTTTGCTAAAAACAATACAATAATAGGAGTAAACTTATTAGAGAACCTGCTGTTCTGGACAGACAATAGAAATCAACCAAGAAAAATAAATGTTAATTTAGCAAACCCAGGGAGTGCAGCTAATCCAACTTATTATATTTCAGAAGATACTATTTCTGTAGCAAAGCCCGCCCCTTTAGAAAGCATTAAATTAGTTAATATTGCTCAGGGTTTGCCATTAGTTTCTACAATGACCAACCCCTCTGAGGAGTTTTTGCCTAATGATGCCCCTAAAGTAATTTGCGGGGTTGGAGTAACTGGCGATTGTTATAATGAAAACTGGGCGGGTGATCCAAACTATTTACAAGATAAATTCATAAGATTTAGCTACAGATATAAATTTGATGATGGGGAATATTCTTTAATGGCCCCGTTCACCCAAATATGTTTTATACCTAAGCAACAAGGTTATTTTTTAGAAGGAGATTCAGAAGCAGCCTATAGGAGTACTGTTGTTCAGTTTGTTGAAAATAATGTAACCCAGATAGTATTAAACATACTTTTTGAAACTGAAAATCCGGGCACAGATCTGCATATTACTGATTTAGAGATACTATATAAAGAATCTGATGGCTTGTCAATAAAAGTAGTTGAATCAATACCTATTAACAACGTGTTTAGTAGAATGAAGTCGAATGTAAACAAGATGGTTTACGATTTTACTTATATATCTACTAAGCCATATAAAACTCTTCCTTCAGACCAAACAACAAGGGTATACGATAAGGTGCCTACAAGGGCTTTAGCTCAAGAGGTTTCTGGCAATAGAGTTATTTATGGCAACTTCTTCGATAAAATGTCCCCTCCGTTATCAATAGACTACGGGGTAGGGTATTCGGCTAAAGCTTATAACTCATCCGCCGCCGCCCCACAAAGTCAAACAGAATATCCTAATCATACAGTAAAACAAAACAGAAACTATCAAGTTGGCGTAGTTTTATCTGATAAATTTGGCAGACAATCATCTGTAATACTTTCATCAAGAGATACTGCTAATAACGAAGAGGGTATTCAATATGGTGGTTCAACAATATATCTTCCTTACTATAGCGGCCCTATAACAGATATACTAACCTGGCCTGGGTATGCTTTAAGGATTTTGTTTAACAAAGCAATACCAAGCAAAACGCAGACAGATATACCTGGTTATCCTGGATTATACAGTTTAACTAATCCGTTGGGGTGGTACTCATATAAAATA